GATAATCCAAGTAATAATTTATCTATTGCAAATGTTTTATTTAATCCTGATCCAGGAAATGGAGCATTAGGTAGCCTTGCTAACGGTAATACAACATTTACTACTAATTATACATCACAATCAATAATGGGTGTAAGTACAATTGGAGCAACTTCAGGTAAATATTATTGTGAAATGAAATTAACTGGAGAAAGTGGTACAGGAGAAGCATTTGCAGGAATTGGTTATGATATTTATGCTAATGGTACTTCTTCAATGAATGCAGATAGTAGTTTTATGTGGAATGTTTGTTCAAATGGTGCTTCAAAACAAGGTGGTTCAGAACAACCATCAGGTAACTGGAGTAATCTTTATACTACAAACGATATAATTTCTGTTGCTATGGATTTAGATAATAATAAAGTTTATTTTGCTAAAAATGGTCAATATGCAGATGGTAATGGAGATTGGGATGAAGCATTTACAGGTTCACCAGCATTTGCAAATATTACAGCAAATAAAATGTATTATTTCTGTGCAGGAGATAAATCTACTTCACAAAATGCTACATGGTCTATAAACTTTGGAAATGGTTATTTTGGAACAACAGCAGTAGCTAGTGCAGGAACTAATGCATCAGGAAATGGGATATTTGAATATGATGTGCCTTCCGGCTTTACGGCTCTATCAACGAAAGGAATTAACTTATAATGGCTTTTACAACAGTAAATAAACCTACCGATTATTTTGAAACTAAATTATGGGTAGCAAATCAAACACAAAGAGATATAACTGGTTTCAATTTCAATCCTGATTGGGTTTGGATACATAATAGAACACAAAGTGTTAATTCTATGGTATTCGATAAAGTCAGAGGTGCTGAAAAACAAATAAACACAAATGGTACATCAGCTGAATCTACAGATGCACAAAGTTTAAATGCATTTATAAGTAATGGTTTTAGCTTAGGAACTGGTTGGGGTAATCAATCCACTGGTGATAATTATGTATCTTGGAACTGGAGTGCAGGTAATTCTTCAGGATCAGCTAATACAGATGGAAGTATAACATCAACGGTTACAGCTAATGCAACTTCAGGATTTAGTATTGTTAAATGGACAGGTACAGGGGCTAATGCCACGATCGGTCATGGATTAGGTAAAGTTCCTAAAATGATTGTAATTAAATCATTAGCAAATACTACTTATTGGATGGTTTATCATAATGGTCTTGGTAACGATAATGAAATATTTTTTAACGTATATAATTCTGCATCAGGTTCATCAACAGCTTGGCAAGATACAGATCCAACAAATGCTGTATTTTATGTTGGTGGTGGAGCAGGTGATGGTGTAAATTATAGTGGTGATTATATTGCTTATTGTTTTGCTGATGTTCCTGGTTTTCATAAAGCTGGAATATATTATGGAAATGGAAACGTTGACGGACCGTTTGTTTACACAGGGTTTAAGCCCGCTATGATGTTTTTTAAGAAAACTTCAGGAAGTGTAGCTAACTGGCAAATGTGGGATAATAAAAGAGATCCAAATAACCCAGTTGAAAATGCATATCACATAGATAGTAATGATGCCGATGGATCTCCAGATCAGGATATTGACTTTTTAAGTAATGGTTTCAAAATTAGATCTAATCAACACCATTTAAATAATAGTGGAACTAAATTTATTTATTATGCAGTAGCACAAGAACCCATAGTCGGAACTAATAATGTTCCATCTACAGGAAGATAATTTATGTGGTTTAGTGCTTTAAAATTAGGTGTCAATGCCGCCTCTCACATTTATAAGAAGCGGCAAGAGACCAAAATGGCTATGGCAGATGCACAACATATGCATGCTGCTAAAATGGCTAGGGGAGAAGAAGCTTATCAAGGTAAGCTGTTAGAGGCGAGACAATCAGATTGGAAAGACGAATTTGTTTTAATTATACTTTCCGCTCCAATTTTGATTTTGGCTTGGGCAGTTATAAGCGATGATCCAACTGCTATGGATAAAATGAAATTATTTTTTGAATATTTCGCTGAGTTACCTAAATGGTTTACCAATTTATGGATATTAGTAGTTGCTAGTATTTATGGTATTAAAGGTACACAAATATTTAAAGGTGGAACTAAAAAATAAATTTATAAAGGGTGGTTAAATTCCACCCTTTTTAAAATACCATCTCCATATTGCAGATCTAGTTATTGATACTACAGTAAATATTAATGCAATACCTATACTATCTAATACATTTGGATATAATTCAAATAAGGGAAATATAAATAATTGAATTAATATGGCTAATAAGAAACCACTGCCAACATCTATTATACTTTCAATTATATGTTTTTTCATTATTCAAAATACTTCTTTATCATTTCTAGTTGATCATCATATTTAGATATTATTTCTAATTCTTTTTCTATAGTTTCAACAACATCAGGATGTTCTGCTACACCTGTTGACTTTTGTAATAATACAATTACATTTGTTTTATGTTTTTCTATATGTCCTTTAGCATGTGCTTTTAATGCTAATATTAATTGTTCCATCATAATTTATACCTTATACATTGTGTATTTTACTGTTAATTCCTCACCTCTTTTAATTAGTCTATCCGTGACTAAAAATACTTTTTCCTCATAAATATAAAACTCCTTTTCTTTTTTACAATTTGGTTTATTACTGTGATTAATAAATCCACCTAATGGTGTTCTAATAACTTCTTTAGATTCAGTGTGATCAATTGTTATACGCATTAAGCCTAAATTAGTATTCTTTTCTATATTCCTAGTAGCAAATACGCCTAATCCTTCAATTTTAGATCTTCTTATTGTTAAATTGTCTGGTAATGGTTTATATTTCATAATTCCTTTTTAATGAGCCTTTTTTCCAGGTTGCTCAGCTGGTTCGGTTTTCTAATAGTGATGTAGGCTGAGAGAGGAAAAGCCTTTATAATCATCTCCTATCATTGTCTGTTAGCTGTTGCCAAAAAAAAATAATGGTCTTACCTTCAGTTCTAACTTCTAACCGAAACCGGTTATAATACTTCTTTGAAAGCAATATTACTTATATTGTAATTTAATCTTCCAGTTTCAGCATTATAAGTAGCTTGACCACAATGACCAGTATCTCCAGTAAATCTACTTTTTAAAACAGCAAATTTAACTACATTACGTTCTTGCTTTTCAGCTGCCATCATGTTCCTACTAAAGGCTATAATATCAAAACTAATTTGTTTAATACTTCCAGATCCCTTTATATCATCTAAACTAGCCATACGACCTTCCTCAAATGATTTATGATCGCCGTGACTTTTTCTTAAATGTGATATTAAAGTTAAATGTATATTATATCTTTTAACAATTTTTAATAATGAACTCATAACCTTATCAATTGCTTCATTACCTGATAAACCTTCCGACCCTTCAGATACAGCAATTGTTATGTGATCTAAAATTAAATATTGACAACCTAATGCAGCCAAATATTCAATCCTAGATAATAAAGAACTATCTTGAACAGATCCTTGATGATCTAATAATATTAATCTTTCATCACCAAATACTTTTTCAAAACCTTTTCTAGCCTCTTCTTCAGTACAATCTTCTGGTGTTCTAATATTTTTATTTATAGACATACCAATTAATCTTGTAGCAGTATCACCAATAGATTCTTCTAATGATATTAAACCTATTTTAGCATCAGATTGATCTAATAAATTTAATATTGTTTCTTTAACAACAGTTGATTTACCGGATCCTGTACCAGATGTAAATAAAGTAATTTCACCAAGCCTCATACCTAATAATTTATCATTTAAACCTTTTAAACAATCAGGGTATGGAACAGATTTAGTATTAGATCTTTCCTTAAATGCTTGCCATATCTTTTCACCAGACACAAAATTATCTGGTTTATATGATTTAGCTGACCATACATCTTGTAAATATTCCTCACCTAAATCTTTTGTTAATGCATCATTAGCATCTTTATGAACACTATTTACAATATGAGCTTTTCCGGGCTTAATAATATGTGCAACATCTTTTGCTGCCTCAATACCAAACTCATCATTATCAAATGCTAAAAATACTTTGTCATATTTATTAACAAATTCTAAATTAGATGCAATATTTCTTCTAGCACTTTGGGCTCCATTAACAATTGATACAACATCAAATTGTGCTTTAGCTTTTGTAAGCATTTCTAATATTGATAAACAATCTATTTCACCTTCAGTAATAACTAAATTTTTTCTTTTACCGCTATTACATTGATTAAATAACTCAGGAACTTCTGCTTTACCAATAACTCTAAAATCTTTGGTAGCAACTATTCTTTTCTTATATGCTTTAATTTTTTTATTTACTGTTATGGGATAGAAATGACTTACAATATTTCTTTTATCATCATATTCTATTTTAACACCAGCATTATATAAAACCTTTTTGGATATACCTCTAAATGTGTCTATTGGTAGCTGTTGTATTTCATCCAAAGTTAATTGTGATTGTACAACATTAAATTCAATATTTGTATCTTCTGTACCAGATGCAGTACTTTTTCTACAACTGAAACAATATGCAGATCCATCAGAATAAACAGCATTTGCATCTGATGACCCACAAGATTCACAGCTTGTATGTTTTATAAACGTTGTGTTTTTACCCATATAGTTCCTCTCTTTTTATTTTATATCTTTTTGTTGCCCATTTAACAAACTTTTTAATATCTCTACCACTAGCAGAAGTCATCATTAAATTTGCTATATTGGTAACAAATTCTACATTACCTTTTATATATCCTAATCTTGGATTTATTCTATCCAATGTTGGACTCATTTTTCCTAATGTTATATTTGAAACTTTCATTTTATATCCAAGGATTGGACAAATACAATTTTTAGGAAATATTTTCTCTAAATAATCAGATGTTAAATTAAAAGGCAAATTTTTAATTCTAGCACGTCTTTTAGAAGATTTACATGCTGTAACAGCAATACCTCTAATAGATTCGTTATATTTTCTCTGATTAAATGCCATTAATGAAGCCTTTCCAATAGTCAATTGACCATTTAGAATTATTCTTAAAATCTTTTATAAGAAATAACATTGTGCCCATTACATTTAATCGCTCTTTAAAATCTTTTGGATAATGTTTTTTGTAAGCTTTAATAACAGCTTCAAATTGATCTTTTAAACTTTTACCTTTTAAAATTCTATTTGCTTTTACAGGACCAACACCTTCAATACCTGGTATATTATCAACAGCATCACCTGTTAATAATTGTTGGTGAAAAAATTCTATTCCTTCAATTTTGGATACAACGGATAAATTATTATATAATAAATTATAAAATAAACCACCAATGGTTTTCCAATCTTTATCTAATGTTATAAGCATATATAATTGACCATTTTTAATATGCTCAAATGCTTCAACAGACGCTGTATCATCAGCTTCATAATTAGGTACCATAGTTGGTTTATATTGTCTAACAACATGATCACGGCACTCTAAATAATTTTCAGGCTTTTCTCGTCTTTTACCTTTATACTTTAAAAAATTTTGTTTTAATTCTTTTCTAAAATTACCACCACCTGAAATATGTAAACTATATACATCACAAGCAGTATTCATTTTTACTTCATCATATATTTGATCAAATGTTTTTCTTACATCCAATTCTTCCTTTATAGCTTTATTGCAGGCTCTATATATTAATACATCACCATCAACAATACCAATTATTTTATTGTTCATTTTAATACCTTCTTAATTGCTCTTTGTGTTTATCACCTAATATATCACCTGTCCAATCTTCTGAAACATGAGATGGTTTTATATTATTTAACCATTTTTGAATTGATATAAATGCACCACCTTTATTTGATGATTGACCACCATGTAATTCATTTTGTTTAATTCTTAATGTCCAATTTGAACATCTAGGCATATTATTTCTTTCTAATAATGCCATTTGTTTATTTATTATTGTTTTACCTTTATGAGTAAATTCCATACCCCACAAAAACATTTCATAACTATCTATATTAGGATGTGAATGTTCTTTAATTATAACATTTGGTTCACAAATAAATAATTGAACTTGAAATTGTTCTTTTCTATAAATGGTTACTCCTGATATACCATCAATAAACATTATAGGATTATTATAAGGTACATTAATTAAATTATTTTTTAAATACCAATTTTTAAATTCCTTTAAATCATCATTAATGGGTTTCATACCAGTTATTTCCTTCTTTAGCATCTCCTGCCATTTGTATATTTAATTCTAATTCCTTAGTAATAAAATCACCAAATGAATAAGATAATATTTCTTTAACTCTTTTTATATTTTGTGGTTTAGTTTGAACTTGAACTTCATCATGAATTAAACCTAACATATCAACATTTAATTTTTCTTCTTTAAACATTTTAAAAGCATTAACAACAGCTGATTTAACTGTAATAGCTTCATATGCTTGTAATAAATAATTTAATAATTTAAATGAAGACTCGGCATATATTTTTCTTCCATCTAATGCTGGAATAAATCCCATACCATCTTTATTTTGTGTTGTATAAAAAAATTTATTTAATCTATTATTTAATTCTTTTAATCCAGGAAAGGCAACATATAATTTATTTTTAATTTCTTTACCTTTCTCTAAATCTTCATATCCATTAACCATTTTACCTAATTTAGCAAAACCGGCACCAAAAATTGTAGCGTATAATAAACTTTTCGCTAATTGTCTATCAACCCCTACAATATCAGCTGTTCTTTGATGAATATCACCATTTAAAACATGCTCAGTTATATCTTTATTATTTAAATAATGACATAATGCTCTAATTTGATTACCTGCACTGTCACAACCAATCATAACTTTACCATCATCGGCTGTAAATAATTCTCTCATTTCTTTTCCAAAAAATGAATTAACATTTGGTACATTTACTATTTTAGAATGTCTTTGTCTAAATGTTGGTGTACCTACATTAAATGCTTCAACATAAACACGTCCATTATTTTCTTCAGCTAATTCAATCCAACCTTTTAAAACTGAATGCCTGGATCTTAAACTATAATAATGTAATATTTCTTTTCCTAAATCACCTTTAATTGTATGTATACTATCTGGTGTTATTTTAGGTTCACCTTTTGGTGTAAATTGTGTAGGTTTCCAACCACTATCTAATAACATGCCCCTAACTTGTTCCATATTACCAAGATCAGCTGGTATCATTTCATATCTTTGAAATGTATCATTACTGTTCCATTTATGGGTATCATTAGGATTTATTTCCTCACCTAAAAATTGAGATAACATCCTACATGTTACTGCACTAAAATTTCCATTTCTAAGATATTTAGCCGTTTTAGGATCCTTATCAATCATAACTTTTCTTGGTTTTAAAGTTGGATTAATCTTATCCTCTATTTTTTTCATTTCATTAGTTAAATATTCATAATGTTTTTTAGCTAATGGTAAATTAAACTTCCATTTATTCTTAACTTGTTCAGAACATAATTCAGCTATTGCATGTTCAGTTTGTAATGCTCTTTTATAAGTTGGTCTATTAGCAATAAGTTCCTGTGCCTCTTTAACAACATAATTATAAACTTTATGATTTAAATTAACGTCTTGAATAGCATATGTTTTCATTGCCTCTGAATATTTATCAAACTCATTAAAATCACCTTTAGCATCATTTAATATTTTACCAAAGTTTCCTAATGAATGTTTTCCTACTCTTTTATAATTATTCATTTGAGATAATAACATTGTATCTATAAATTTAATATTATTAGGTTTCCAATTTAATAATTTATTTAAAATAACATTATCAAAAGCAATAATATTATGACCAATAATTACATCTGCTTTATTTAAATATGGTATCAATTCATTTAACGGTTTGCTATTTGGATCATAATCACTAAATGTTACTATTTCATTTGTATCAATATTTTTAGTAACGGCTATCCAAATATTAGTAACTGTATCTATTAAACCGTTTGTTTCGATATCATATATTAGTTTCATATTTTAATCTTTCTTTAAAGTAATTATATACATTTGCGTATAACATTGCTTGTGTATCATTATTGTTAAAAACCTTTGGCAATTCAACATCTTCTAATCCACGCTCTGAAGCATGATTATCACCGTTAAACCCTGGTCTATGAACACCAACAACATAACCATACCTTTTGATCATTTCTACTTCATTTTTAAATCTTACATCAGGTATAACAATATTTTGTGTTATATTTTTAATTTTATTTTCTAATACTTTAATCCATACATCTTCATGTATTTCATTTCTAAAAGCCATACCAATTTTTTGTAGCATTTCTCTTGGAGATAAATAAAACCAACCAGGCATAGGCTCCTCTCTATGTATTCTTTCACCATTATCACCTGATAATATAGCTTGATCTATACCAAATGTATGGTGTACTAAATCCTTAATTGGTTGAGCAAATGACATTTTTTTAAATCCAAAATTTGTTTGTAATACATTTGCAACCGTATCTTTTCCAGATCCCTTATATCCAGCAACTCCTATAATCATATTAATATTGCTCCTCCTATAAATCCAATTATAAACCATATAATTTCGTTCCTATAATATAATGACCAAACCTCAAAATTTGTTTTCCATTTATTCCATTTTTTCATATTTTTCTCCTATAAAATAAGTTTTTTTATCTTTTTCCATACAAGTATGAGCAAAAACAGGTTTATCATTATAATAATAATAACCCCACGGCTCCATAACTCCTTGTTTATAATTTTTATTATCTTTCCAAATAACTGTTTTATAAAATATATCTTCACAAGTTTGATTTGAATTAATCTTAACAGGTATATGAACGTTTTCTCCGTTTATAAACCATAACATTAATATAATTGTTTTCATTAATGTACCGTTTCTACTTTTTTAATTGTGTATAAATAATTACAAGGATATTTTTTTCTAAATTCTTCATCAATACAAGCTTCTTCAAATATTAATTCTAAATCCTCATCATGTAAATCTTGTAAATCTAACACCATACCAATAGTAATAATTACTTCTATTTTTTTAGTATCATTATTTATTAATCCAACTTTTTGACCCTCTAATGGTAAATAATATCTTCTTATTTCAGACATTTTTTTACCAGACTTAATTAAATCTAACCATTTTTTATCAATGTTAAATGTGTGTAATTTAAACATATTTTCCAATGTCATAATATCCTCCTATAAATTCTGTAAGGTATAGATTTAGCTGGGCGATTAAACCCAGCTAAAAACTATTTAATATACTAAATTACGTCTTTGTCAGTATCAATTGCTGCAAATTCTAATTTATCAGCATTTTGATATTCAACTTTTTCAGTAATTTGTAATGCAAGTAATTGTGTTGATATGCCTTTTTTACCCATATACTCATAAGGTTTAAATTTAACTTGAACATTACCTTTGGATCCATTTCCAATAGTACCTGTGTCAAGAATTGGCTGTAATGATTTATCAACAACCGGTGGTGGAGCAGTATTATATTTACCGTCGGCATCAGCATAAATTTTTTTCTTTAATGCAGCCGTATAAACAACAACACCATTTTCTTCAACTGGTTTTACATTGATACCAGCTTTCTTCCAAGCCTCCGCAGCTTTCTTATCTGTAGTTTTTACAGTACAAGAATATTGAGGCGACTTTTTATCAAATCCCATATCAGGATTTTTAGGATCTAGTTTAACCCAGCTTAGTTCTACACTATTTAATAGCATATTTATTTTCTCCTTTTTTATAATTAATCATCTAACGAATTTGGAATATTAGCATCCATATTATCTTCATGTTTACATCCATCAGCACTGCAAGGTCCGCAATTTATACATAAACAAGCACATGAAAATTCATCAGGCCTTGTTGTGTTTTTGCATTCTTCGCATTGATAGTCCTCACGCATATTTCCTCCTTTATAAATAACTAATCTATTTACTAAGCCAATACACTAGGAGGATTTAAGCATATTGGCCAAGTAAATAGACTAATTAATTTGTTAGTTGATAAGCTTCTCTGTAAGGTATAGAATTTGAATTCCTATTTCTATGTCTTACAGAAAAACAAAAAAATAGATTAATGACTATAAGCTTATATAGAACCATATAATGCTAATAATGTATTCCTATATCTATACCTTACAGACAGGTTCAAATCAGTCTATAAATAGCCTAGAAACCTTTGTTTATATATATAATTAATATATAATAGGTTATTATCCTTGGTATATAAGGAAACTAATTGCTATTTTTATTCCGAAAAGGCTTGGAAAACTTATATAAATATATATATTAATACTAATTACTAGTTCAGGATCTATTAATTAAAAAACATAAAAATCCAGCGGGTATATTAAAATACCAGTAACATGGGGCTAAACCGCAAGCTAAGGCTTAGAGGGATTTAATAATTCTTAATCGGCATATCAACCGAGTCGAAATTACCTGGGTAGGGGTATACGGAAACACAGCTACCTAAGTTGATATAAAAACCAGCCATTAATTCTAAATAAATCGCTTCTGTTATAGAAATGATAACCGCCTATTTATTTAGACGGTTTTTATTACTAACAACAACGGAGGATAACAATGGCAACTAAAAAAGCAGTAAATGGTAATAATTTAGAATATATTATTATCAGACCAAAAGGTGGTTATAATAAATCCACAATTGCAGATGGTATCTTATTAGGAGAAACGGATATTGAAAGAATTAAAAAACAATGTCCAACTTATAATAAGTTAATTTTTCAATTCAAGGAAAATTTACTTGAATTTGGTCTGGAAAATCTAAGTTATACTTGGGAAAGAGTTGGTCATTATACTGATTATGAAGCAGTTCATAAAAAGATGGTGGCATATATTTCTGAATTAAATCCTAATTTAAGTTAAAGTTTAACCCTGATGGCCTAAAAAACCATTCAGGGTTAACCTGTGAAATGGAGGATTTTATGAAAATAAAAATACAAGTTAATAATATTCAAAAGATAAAAGATACTATTTTAAATAGTTCATTTTATCCAATTGATGAAAAATTTGACATAATTAGACACAAATATACTAATTATGATCAGATAGCTTCTAAATTAGAAGTTAAGTTCAAGGATAATAGATTGGAAAGAGGAGAGCATTATAAAATGTTGGTTACAAAAACAGCATTAGAAATTGCTAAAGTTTTTCCATCATTATATGAAGTAAGTAAAAAATGGTACAACAAAAAAACAAACTAAAGGAGGATAACATGGATATCTTAAAAGCAATTGATATAATGTTAGAGCAAGCTAAGGCTGACTATAAAAAATGGAAAAACCTGAGACCAGGTATACCAGAAATTAGTGAAAGTATGATCAAGGAATTTGATGAAAGTTTTGTCATCAAAGATAGTCCTAGACAAAAATTCATTAAAATTGTCAGACAAGAAAAAAATGGTAGCCAATCAGTTTGGGGTTTTATTAATAAAAAAGACTTCAAACATTTTAAAAGAGGTGACATATTAAAGGCACAATCTTTTAGGGCTCCAGCACTTAATCAACCTAGAGGTAATATATTTGTTCCAGGTTATAAAGTATCTTGGACAGGTCCACATTATCTTTAATAATAAACAAATTTTAACCCCGGTGGCCTAAAAAACCATTCGGGGTTAAGATGTGAAATAATGGAGGATAAAATGGTAATACATTTACTTGAACAAGTTCCTATATTAATGATATTTGGACTGTTTTATTACTTAATATTATCTGAGGATAATAATGAGTAGTGAAAAAGAACTAATGTTAATTATATTGGTATGGATTGTAATATTTGCATATCAATTTTATAAAGATTTAAGAAATAAATAACTGAAATAGGCGGTATTTTATCGCCTATATATCTAATGTGGTGATTAGATACTGATGAGGTAGCCATAATCCTATAACTGAAAGGGGGCTTTGAGGGTGGATATGCGAGTAATCTTAAAAAATATTTTTAAGGTCAAACCCTTACTAAAAACAGAGAGGAGTAAAAAATGTCTAAAAAAATAAATAAAAGAATAGACTATGTGCAGAAAGCTTTAAAAGAAGATGTAATGGCTTATCCAGATAGATCCTTAAAGGAATTTTCTGAATTGACTGACCTTATAGGTAGCCAATATGATGATAAAACTACATTTGCAATTAAACAGGAGCATGTATGTACAAGCCTAATATAAAAAAGATGTATGATAGGAATAAGGAATTACCACCGGTTCCACCTATCTTTGAAAAAGAAAAACTAATTACTGAAATAAACAGTAAATTAGTTGGAGAAAATGCTGGTTCAAATCATGTTATTTTAATGGATATAAAAAATCCTAGACGGACTTGGATCAGTTACGAATATCATTTGGACGTTGTTTATAAAATAGGTGATAAAGAGCATAAATTAATTCCTAATAACTTTTTTGATAATTGGAATTATTTTGAAACTTTTGAAGAACAACTATTTAATAAACTAAAATTAGTACAACAATATGCTAACAAAGATAATTCGTAAAAAAATATTGATTGGTGTGGCGGTTAATTATATTATTATAGGTGGTTTGCTAATATTTTTAGCAAGTTGTAGTAATAAATATAACCCCACAACAACAATATTAAAATATATATATAAAAATAATAAAAACTAACAAAAGTTGTTTATGTCACCGGAAGAAAAAGCTTGTTTACAAGATGGTAATAAAGCCAGAATGTATGAGGCTAAGAAAAAAGAACAAAAAGCCAAAGAAGAACAAAACCGTAAAAATAAAGTAAATACTATTTTTAGGTTAAAAGATTTAATTATGAAATGCAGACAACGTGGTAAATGGAATCTTGCAATCAAATTAAATAATAAGTTAATTAATTTTGGAAAGGAGGAAAATGAAGAAAATAATACCAATAGTAATGTTCGTGATGTTATTAACTGGTTGTGCTAAATATGAACCAGTTGTTGATACAAAAGGTAGATCTAAATTTGAAACATCTAATGCTTCAGAAATTTCAGATGATCTTTTGCATTGCAAACATTTAGCTAAAAAAAATTCATCATTTTGGGGCAATTTTGGTTATTGGTTATCTAGTACAGATGGATCAACCAAATATGAAAATATGTTCAAAAAATGTATGGAAGGACGAAACCATCAAGTGTTAAACTAACAAGAGAGGAAATATGACAATACTAAAAAGTAAAGTACAAAGAGACGCTATCACTGATAGAATTAGTTCTGCCAGTGATTTTGCTTGGACAGGAGAAAATAGTTTTACTGTTCCAAGTTTTGATATGCCAAAAGA